CTTTGCCATGTTAGAAAAAGTGTATCTTTGTATCCGCAGGAGCTTACGGGCTCTTGCTCTCAGTGCAGCCGAAAGGCTGCATTTTTATTTATCCCATTGCTGGTATGCACCATCAATTCTGAATTCGATTCTACGCAGTTTCTTATGCTGTTTGAATTTGCTCCTTACAATTTTCCATTGCTGCCCTTTGTTCACTTTTGTTTTCAGATCAATGATCACATGATTTGCCTGGTTGCTTGCTGCACCAATAGCATGTTTCAGTTTGTTGCTGTGAATGGGCTGCAACGGACTTTTTACTTCGGTTAGTACACCATCAATTCGCAGGTCTGCATTCTTGTTTCCAACAGCATCATGAAATACAACTGAGCGCCATGCTTTATCATACTGTTCAATTACCGGCATAATATCTACATGGTGTCCTGCACTTGCTTTTTCCGCAGCTATTTGTAAATGCAAATTGTAATCCTCTGACTTTTGTAATAAGCGATGCTTTCTTACTGTGCCTTTGTATTGACCAGGATCAATCTCTTCAAACTGCATGTCGTATGGGTACAGTTTTATTGTATCGGCCTTTACATTTTCAGGAACACCGATCCAATATGGATGCGCCGGAGGAAAGATCATTCCGCTCTTTGCCAGGTTGGTGCGGAACATTTCAGGGATGCCTCTCTCGGGATATACAATGGAAGCATCTTGAGTAATTCTTCCGCTACGCAGTTGGTTAACGATACTTCTGCATCCAAAATGATTAGGAGGATAATAGGTGTTCCAAAATGGATCGTTCACCGGCTTCACCACTTTATCAAAACCTCTGCACAGATCACTTGTTTGTCCGTCAATGATTGCATCAAACTCCAACAATGGAAGTGAATCTTTGTTTTGCTGAATGTCATTCCACTTACGGGCCATTTGCGCACTGCCAACTGCTGTGTTGTATTCCGTTTTCAAATAGCGGTCAACGTGTGCGTTGTTGATTTCAAACGCTGCTTGTCTGAATTCTGCAAACGATCTTAGTTTACCATCGGGGCCAACCAATGCCTGCGACAGTTGGCGAAGCTGTGTATAGTTTTTAGCAGCACTGAATTGGTAGGTATTCTCCACCAGTTTTTGCAGCATCACCCTGTCAGGTGTTTCGTAATCAATATTGCCAAAATCAACACCATATCCCTCCTGCACGGCATCCATAAACACAGATGCATAAGCATCGGTTAAGCGCTGGTTAATTTGCTTTGGCATTCCCTTTTCATTCCACACACGTTGTGTTTCCTGGGCAAGCAGTTGTGCAAGTATAGATGCCCACTCATCATCAGCACTCATTGTAAAGTTGTGATGATCGTGCTGGCAGTTTACATCTGTGCAGCCATAATACAGGCTGTTCAGTTGTTGATCCATTTCTGTAAACGATAGCCCAGGAAGCCCACTTAACTGTTTAATCAGCTTTCGTGGGCTTCTTCGAAAAAATCAGCCCATGCCATTTTAAAGCGATCAACAAAACGCATGTTGCCGTCTGGCTTCGGTTTAGGTTTCTTCTCTTTGTCCGGTTTTGACGGCTGGTTGTTTTGTTGCATAGCATTGGCAGCTTCTTCACGCTTTTGTATTTGCGCTTCATAGTCAGCAGGCTTAGGTATGCCGGTTTCGTTATAAACAAAATCATCATCCATCGGTAAGCCGTATTCTTTTTTCAGCTTGATGTACATTTCCACTTTTTGTGCAGTGGTTAATTTTTCATCTTCCACTTTGTGGATAAACAAACAACCATCCACCGGCCATCCGAGGTTCTTTAAAATGGGCAATACCTGCTCGTTCAATATGGCAAGTTCATCTTCACGGTCTGCCAGGTTAATTGCATCTTCTGTCGCTTCGTGTGTATCATCATTACCACCGAGCTTGCCTGCGGTTTTGGTGGTAGTTTCCGTTTGGCCGAGTATAAGTATTGCCAACTCTTCATTACACGCCTGGCGAAGCATGTTATACAAGTCGCTGCTTCCCTGTGTGCTTTTGGCTTCATGGAAAGTAAGTTCTGCTTCCTTTGGAAGTATTGCATAACCGGCGCTTCCTGCCTGCTCAAGCGCTTGCTCCAGTTGCGCCCTTACTGTTGGATTGTAGCCATCGTACCTGGCTTCACGAAACGGCATGCCGAATATTTCTGCAAAGTGTGCCCAATCGCCAAAGCCACCACGTTTGTAAATAACATAGGGAGCAGCTTTGAGTAACAATCCAAGATCATCCCAACGGCCAACTTCAAAAACAAACTTGTTGTAAGGAGGTAAACGGTAATCAATACCATCATGGCCATATTGTTCATACACAATGCGGCCTTCTTTTGGTTTGATGTTTTTACGTGGTACACTATAGTAACTGAATACTTTGTTTTGATTCATTGCTTCAATTACACTGATGCCGAAGAATTTATACTTGAGTATCTCCTTTCGCATTTCACGAAAGGCACGTAGTTTAAGACTCTTGTTTACAACTTCATTTTCTTCGCCATTCTCTCTTATACAAATAAGATTGTGTTTGGTGACGCCCAGGATGCGTTTTTCCATTAAACTTGTAAGAACAGCATCGAGAAGTATTTCTTCATACAAATCATACAAACTAACCCTTGATGGATTAATCATTTCAGCCTGTTTGAGTGCATTGCGCCATTTCTCAATATCCTGGCTTTGGCGAACGACCGGCCTTACAGTAATATTTTGAATTACTACACCTTTGTCAGGCACGAGGTTACGCTGTACGTTTACGTTTGTTTCCATATAAGAGATCAGTTGTAATAATTGTTACGCTTTGGATTGCTGCCAAATTTTATAAAGCCTTCACCTTCTGTTGTGCCCTCAACAGTAGGAACAGGTAACTCAGGAACTGCTTTGCCGCTTTGTACTTTTTCCAGGTAGTCGATTGCAAGTTCATAGCGTTCTTTTCGCTGCTCATAATCAACATCAGGATTAGCAAGCTGTATGTAGTGCCACACAGCAACATCTTTTGTGTAAAGCAGAATGATAGGATTGCGATCATCACCTGTAGCATTAAATATTGCAGTTTTATCATAGGCACTCAGGTAGCCTTTTACCTCTGCAATGGCTGCTTTTATTGCTGTATCAAGCAATGGCGATGCAGGTGTTTGTCGTTCGATTTCTGCAACCACTTCTCCATAGAGATGTGTGTTAATTTCTGCTGCTGTTAAATAGGGCATCAGTAACGTTTTGAGTGTGACTGTCGTTTACCAATAAGCATTGGCGTATCGACAAAATGTTTTTGATCTATGATCTGCTTTGCGCCTTCTGCTGCATCCGGGCCGTCATCATGCGCACGACTGCCAGGGCCAAGTGCTTTAAACTGGTCTTCGAGAATTACCATTGAAGGATTACTTTTTTCGGCTTCATTGAGAAATAAGCGTCCATTGCTGTTAAGCGGTTCAAGCGCTGCTTCAATTCGTGTAAACTTGTCTCCTTTGTCTGTGGTGTCAGCCGTTAAAACAATTTTGCTTCTTAGTTCAGTGAGATTGTCGTTCACTTCTTTCTTAACAATGTCCAGCAAAAACTTTTCTTCAGCATACCAGTACACCGGCACTTTGTTATTGACATATTCCTCTATCACAACTAATCCCTTTGCAAATTCTCTCGTAGTGCCCTGAATTAAGAAGCATTTGATAATATGATATTCATTTTTTATTCTGCCCATGAGTACAGCCGCTTTGTAATCGTTGCGGCTTGTACTCTTATAAGATAAATCGACATAGCAAACAAGGAATTTGTATGCCGTGAGTGCAGGCAGTATTTTGTAATGCATTTCTTTGAATACCGTTCCCTCTGTTATTGGGTTATTGAAGTATTCACGTTGCGTGCTGAGATAACTTTTTTGTGAAAGCACACGGTCAATGTGCGATTCTGTGTTTTTGGCTGGCCAATTGCTTTTGCCATTTTTGTCACGAATGTTAATGATGTCAATATGATCGGCAAACTGTTGCGCACGTACAACACAACAATCCTTTGCAATGATGTTGCCCAGGAACATGATGAGCGTTCCTTTACTAATTGAACGTGTACCAATGGCCGCATCTTCAATCCAGCGCCAGCGTTTGTTGATCATCTCCGGGTTACGGCAATCTTCATCCGTATCCATGTCGTCAAACAGCAATACATCCGGGCGTACTTCTTCATTTTTTGTGCCACGAGGGCTTTGCCCTGCGCCAATAGCTTTGAAGGCAACGCCGTTACGTGTAACAAATTCTCCTGCCGTCCACTTACCTAAAGTTTCCTGTACACCATAATCGTTCATGATGCGCTGGTTACTGTCGAGCTGTATGCGGTAAGGCTCTAACAGATTGCTGGCGTTGGTTTCATTATTCGAAGTGAGCAGGATATATCTTTTCTTTTCTGTTAATGCCAGGAAAAGAATTTCGAACATGGTTCGTGTACTCTTTGCAAGTTCCCGGCTCCAGCTTCTTACTTCATACCATTCAGGGTTATTGATGATTCGCTGCGTTGCACGCTTGTGAAATGGCGCAGGCTCACTGTAGGCATACTTAGGAAAATAGTATTTAAACCAATCTTCCACATTGCTTTCAAGTTTTGCAATTCGTTTTCGTTGCTGTTCCTGCGTTTCGCTTTTATCAACATGCGTACTGTTACGCACGCCATCACGAAACTCACCCCACAACAATTCTATTTTCTTATCGCTGAGTGCCACTTAACTCTGTTTTAAACTGTGTTTAATAAAGCCATCATACAGATCAACTACAGCTTTAGCCTTTTCAAAATCATGCGTTTGCAACCATGTGATGAAACGCTTCCCCACTTCAAATACATCAGCAAGGTTTGTTTCCTCTTCAAGCTGTTCAATTGCTGCGGTAATCTTCACCATGATGTCAGCCTGTTTACTGTCTGCAAATCGTTGGCCTTCCGGTTTCTTTTTAATATGCTCATTGATTTCAGATAGCTGTTCGTATAAATTGCCGAGCTGCTCCTGCTTACTGATAAGAAGTGATTTGCGTAAGCGCTCCCAGTTTTCATTAGGATCGTTTACCCAACGGCTGATTGCTTTTTCACTTACACCTACTTTTTCGGCGATAAGTTTTTGCGACAGTTTGTTTTCGATAAACAACTGCTTTGCCCATTCTTTCTTTTGATTGATCGATAGTTCAGCCATTGATAATGCTTTGCGTTATACGCAAAGTTGCACCAGGCAATGGCCATATAAATAATGCAAAATCTATGACGGTACAGTAAGTGTACTACTGCGGTACAGTAAGTGTACCATGCTGTAATGCTGATTTGGCGGGGCTTTCAGCCCATTGCAATTTTACGCTCACAACACACAAGAACGCAAATGAAACTCTGGGCAATTAATCAATTAAATGGCGGCAAAGCAGAAATACTGATGTATGGTTACATCGGCAGTGAAGATGTGAACGCCAATGATTTTACCAGGGAAGTGAAAGCGCTCGAAGAGAAAGGTTGTAAACATGCAACGTTAAAAGTTAACAGTGGCGGCGGCAGCATCTTCGAAGGGCTTGCAATATTTAACGCAATTAAAAACTCGTCTATCGAGTTTGAAGCAGAGATTGATGGCTTGTGTGCAAGCATGGCAAGCGTTATCATTCTTGCTTGTAAAACGATTCGCATGAGTAAGCATGCAATGCTTATGACGCACAGACCAAGTGGTGCAGTAATGGGAAACCCGGATCAATTACGCAGCCATGCAGATATGCTGGAAGAGCTGGAGAAAACAATCACTGCTATTTATGCCGAACGCACAGGATTAAGTATTGATGATGTAAAGAAAAAATATTTAGGCGCTGCTGATAACTGGCTCAATGCAAACCAGGCACTTGCTGCAAAAATTATTGATGGCATTTATGACGGCCCGGTTAAGAAAGAAGTTGCCGTGCCTGTTGCCATGCGTAACGAAAAAGACCTGGTTAATCTCTACACAAATTTTTTAACACAAACAGATATGAAACAAATCATGCTCACTGCCGATCAACTGGCAGTATTAAACATTACTGCTGATGCTGATGCAAACGCAGTGAACACAGCTTTTGTTGCAATGGTGGCCAAAGCACAGAAAGCAGATGGATTGCAGCAACAGGTTGCAACTCTTACACAAAAACTGCAACAGGTAGAGAACGATGCTGCCGCTGCCAAAGCGCAAGCAATTGTTGATGCAGCAGTTGGCGCAAACAAGATCACTGAATCGGAAAAGGAAAAGTATTTGAAATTGGCTAAAGCTGATTTTGATACAACTAAGGAAGTGCTGGAAGGTATGCAGGCTTACAATTCTGTTCAGCAACAAATGCAAAACCAGGGAGCTGATGCAGTAAAGACAGCTCGTATTGCTGTGTTGAGTGCAAAAACAGGTAAAGACCTGTACATGAGTGGCGAGTTGGAAGAATTGAAAGGTCTTGATTTCAACAACTTCAAAGCTAAGTACAAAGAGTACTTCGGTTCTGAATATCCACTCTCAAAATAATCCGTAACCCATTTATTCAATTTTCAAAAAACAGATATGAAAGCGTTTAAGCACATTCCTTCATTATTGATGCTCAGCATTGTAGCCAGCATGACAGCTTTCCCGGTTTTAACAGCCGTTGGATTGTTCGTATTATCCTTGTTCAGTGGCGGCGGCCAGCAAGGTCTTACCATGAACGGCGTAGTTAAAGAAACATGGCGTCCGTACATCGTAGAGCGGTTCTGGAAAGACAATGCTTTTCTCCAGGGCAAGTTTGTTGACGAAAGTGATGCGGTTGTTGCCGGTCGTATCGTACACATTCCGCAACCAGGCAGTAAGCCAACGGTGGTTAAAAACCGTAGTTCTTTCCCTGCAACTGCTGTACGTCGTACTGATACCGATATTACTTACACATTGGATGAGTACACTACCGATCCTACACATATTCCAAACATCGATTCAGTTCATTTGAGTTATAGCAAGCAAGACAGTGTTCTTGGTGATCATGTAATGACTTTAAACGAAACTGTTGCTGATGACATTCTCATTAAGTGGGCATCGAGCTCAAACGTTTCACAGGTTGCAACAACTGGTGGAGCAGCAGTAACGCAGGTAGCTCCGGCAACTGGCCAAACAGGAAATCGTTTAGCATTCCATCATACTGATCTCCAAAAGCTCATGACCCGTATGAATACGGACAAAGTGCCAAAGGCAGACCGCTATATTCTTATGGATGATTATATGTATGATGGTTTCTACAATTCATTGAGCGATACACAGAGTAAAGATTTCAGCAGATATGTAGATGCTGAGAACGGTATCATCGGTCGCCTGCATGGATTTAATATCATGACTCGTAGTTCTGTATTAGCAGTTACAAACGCCAACGCCATTAAAGCACTCGGTTCTGCAATTGCAGCAACAGATAATCTCTGTAGCCTGGCATGGCAAAAGAACAGTGTTGCAATGGCAATGGGTGATGTGATGTTGTTTGAGAATACCAAAGACGCACTTTACTACGGTGATGTGTACAGCACATTAACTATGTGTGGTGGCCGTGCACGCCGTGAAGATGGCTTAGGTATCTACATTGTTCGTCAAGGTGTACCAGCATAAGTATAGCAGTTGTTTTTTCTCATAGGTGGCTTGTTTAGTCTCCCCTTCATTGGGGAGACTACTACAAGTGCAAAACCGATACAATGATCGAACATCAAGAAAACAGAATGGCAACAACTA